CATGATTATAGAAGCAATGCCGGAATCAACTTTTTGAAACAATGTGAAGTTAAAGTTAATAAATGTGAGGAGTAAATAATGAGCAATATTACAAAAGTGGCTAAGCAACTTGCTGAAGCAAATTCCAAACTTCCTAAAGCATACAAGTATGATCTTGTATTGCGTGATTTTGACAATAAAGTAGAACTAATCGGTCTTGTTGACGATCCAACATATGACATTGCCGACTTTCGTGGTCGTGAAATGTTGTTTCCTAAAAAATGGGTCACACTTGACGTTTATGAATCAACAACAAAGGTAACAGTATGACAGTAAAATGTATTACATTCAAAACACATCAAACGATCATTGCTGAAGTATTAGATGAGGGTGATATTGGTGTTTTAGTAAAAAATCCAGTGCAAGTTATTTCTGTGCCACCACGTTCCGCTAATGATCCTGGTGGTGTGGGATTTGCACCATATCTTGCATTTGTAGAAGAGTTTGATAAAGGCATCACAATCAAGAATGAAGATATTCTAACAGTCAATACACCAGTACCAGACCTTATGGAAAATTATCGTAAAATGTTTAGCCGCATTGAAATCGCACCAGCAGGATTAAAACTTTAATGTCAAAATACTACACAAACGTATGTGTTCATAGTAATCATATATTGTTTCGTGGCGTAACAAACGGTCGGAGAGTAAAGAGCAAAGTCAAATACTCTCCGACTTTGTTTTTGCAGTCCAACAAACAATCACAGTGGCGTTCATTGTTCAATGAGCCACTGGAACCTATGACATTTGAAACAATTAGGGAGGCACGTGATTTTGTCAAACGTTATGAAGAAGTTGCAAACTTTAAAATCTATGGCAATACAAGGTATGAATACGCATTCATTGCTGACAATTTTAGAGGCATCATTGATTGGGATATTTCTAATCTTTCTGTCGTTTTCATAGACATTGAGGTCGGCTCAGAGAATGGTTTTCCAGACCCATACAGGGCAACAGAACCTATTACTGCAATTGCTATTCATCAGTTGAATGGTGGTACTACAGTATATGGTTGTGGTGATTATGTAAACAAAGATGAGAATGTGAATTATGTCTTATGTAAAGATGAAGTCGATTTGTGTGAACGTTTCCTTGCTGATTGGTCAAGCAATCATCCTGACGTTGTTACTGGTTGGAATATCAAGTTCTTTGATGTTCCTTACATTATCAATCGTTTCACACGTATACTTGGGGAAGATGACGTAAAGAAACTTTCACCTTGGTCTATCATTTCACAACGTAACACGATGTTTAAAGGTAAACAACAGATTGTCTATGACATGGTTGGTGTATCTGCACTTGATTATCTTGAACTGTACCAGTGGTATGCGCCAGGTGGAAGAAACATTGAAAACTATCGTCTTGATACAGTTGCAAATGTAGAGCTTGGTGAAAGTAAAATATCGTATGATGAGTATGATAACCTTCATCAACTTTACAAACTTGACTATCAAAAGTTCATTGACTACAACATTAAAGATGTTAGATTGGTGTTGAAACTAGAAGATAAGTTGAAGTTAATTGAACTTGCACTGACTCTGGCATATGATACTAAGTGTAACTATGATGATGTCTTTGCACAAACAAGAATGTGGGATGCACTAATCTACAACTATCTGTTGGAGAAAAAGATTGTTGTTCCACCACGACGTATTGCAAACAAAGATGCCGCATTTGAAGGCGCATATGTCAAAGAACCACAAATTGGTCTACACAATTGGGTTGCGTCGTTTGACTTGAATAGTCTGTATCCACATTTGATTATGCAATACAATATCTCACCTGAGACTTTGATTGACAATCACGATTACACAGATGAAATGCGTAGACTTGCATCACAGGCATCTGTTGAAAATCTACTGCAAAAGAAACTTGACACCAGTGTGTTGAAAGATGCAACCATCACACCAAATGGACAATTCTTTCGTACAGACAAAGAAGGCTTCCTACCTGCAATGATGATTGAGATGTATGAAGATCGTAAGAAGTTCAAGAAGTTGATGCTGAAAGAACAGCAGGCATACGAAAACGAAAAAGATAAAACAAAGAAGAAGGAAATTGAAAAACTGATTGCAAGATATAACAATCTACAACTTGCAAAGAAAGTTTCACTTAACTCTGCCTACGGCGCAATGGGCTCTCAGTATTTCAGGTTTTATGATTTGCGCCAAGCACTTGCTGTTACACAAGCAGGTCAATTGTCAATTCGTTGGATTGAAAACAAACTCAACGAATATTTGAATAAACTATTGAAAACTGAGAAAGACTATGTTATTGCTTCGGATACAGATTCTATCTATCTTAATCTTGGTCCGCTGGTTGATTCTGTGTATGAAAAAAAACCATCAACTGAGAAAGTTATCGCCTTCATGGACAAAATCTGTGAAGAGAAGATTCAACCATATATCGATAAGAGTTATCAGGAACTTGCTGAATATGTTCATGCGTTCGACCAAAAAATGCAAATGAAACGTGAAGGCTTGTCTGATAAAGGTATTTGGACAGCAAAGAAACGATACATTCTGAATGTGTACAACAACGAAGGTGTTCAGTATGCCAAACCAAAAATCAAGGTTATGGGTCTTGAAATGGTTAAGTCATCGACACCAACTGCCGTTCGTGATAAGATGTATGAACTGGTTGATTTGATTGTGAACACTGACGAAGAAACGGTGCAGCAGTTCATTGCCAACTTCAGAGAAGAGTTCAGAAAGTTGCCAGTTGAAGATATTTCTTTTCCACGTGGTTGCAATGGCTTGAAAGAGTACACTGATTCTGCTACAATATACAAGAAAGGCACACCAATACATGTAAAGGGTGCCATATTGTATAACCATTACCTGAAACAGAATAATTTGATGAATAAGTATCCTTTGATACAAGAAGGTGAGAAGTTGAAGTTCACTTATCTGAAAACACCTAATCCATTCAAAGATACGGTCATTTCATTTCCAACACGATTGCCTAAAGAGTTTGATCTACAGCCTTTCATTGATTATGAAACACAGTTTGAAAAAACTTTTATTGACCCAATTCAAATTATTTTGACCTGTATTGGCTGGCAAACAGAGAAACAATACACACTTGAATCATTCTTTACATGATACACGTAATACTACCATTTTTGACTGCCATTGCTTTATCGGGTATTGCTGCATACTACTCGGTGATTGGACTTGCACAGATATTTCCAGGTTCATACTGGCCCATCATCATCATGGGTTCTGTGCTTGAAGCAGCAAAACTGGTAACCGTATCATGGGTGTACAATCATTGGAAAACAACATTCTCTGCACTCAAACTTTACTTTCTCATTGCTGTGGTATTGTTGATGGGTATCACTTCAATGGGAATCTTTGGCTATCTTTCAAAAGCACACATTGAACATTCAAGCACAATAGCACCGCAAGCAGCAAAGGTAGAAATTTATGAGGAAAAGATCAAAGTTATTCAATCGCAGATTGATAGGAACAACAAAAACCTTGAACAGTATGATGAGGCTGTCGATCAAGTTATGGGCAGGTCGAAAGATGAGAAAGGGGCTGAAAAGGCGAACCAAATACGTAAAGCCCAACAGAAAGACCGTGAGAGAATCATTGCTGAGACTAAGAGGTTTCAAAAAGAGATACAGTTGCTCACGGAAGAGAAACTCCCTTTATCCTTGGAAGTTAAAAAGGCTGAATCGGATTTGGGGCCTATAAAATATGTTGCTGAAGTTGTTTATGGCACACAAGACCGTGACTTGATTGACAAAGCAGTTCGTTTGGTAATCTTTGTCATCATTGTGGTATTTGATCCATTGGCGGTGTTGTTGCTGATTGCAGCAAATCAAACGTACCGTAGAATCAGAGAAGAGAAAGGTGAAGTCGAATCACCTAAGAAGGTAGTAAAGAAGAAAAAACTTGACACAATACCATCCCGCACGTTAGAATCATTCTTTGTGGATGATAAACACACAGTAATACCAAAAGACAAAATTGCAGACATTGGAGATATGAATGAGCGTACTTGATAAACTAAAGAAAGCATCGACGATCAAAGAGACATCGATACTTTCTAAATCGAAATTCTTTACAGAAAAAGACATGATTCAAACTGATGTGCCTATTGTGAACGTGGCACTATCAGGTAATCTTGATGGTGGTCTGACACCAGGACTGACGATGTTTGCTGGTCCTTCAAAGCATTTCAAGACAGCATTTGCTTTGCTTATGGCAAAATCATATATGAACAAGTATGATGATGCTGTTGTTCTGTTTTACGATTCAGAGTTCGGCACACCACAATCATACTTTGATGCGTTTGGTATTGATACTGAACGTGTTCTACATACACCTATCACTGATGTTGAGCAGTTGAAACATGATATCATGAATCAGTTACAGAATATTGACAAGGCAGATAAAGTTATTATCATTCTAGATTCAATTGGTAATCTTGCATCTAAGAAAGAAGTTGAAGATTCAATCGAAGGTAAATCTGTTGCTGACATGAGCCGAGCAAAACAAATGAAATCGTTGTTTCGTATGGTGACGCCACACTTGACAATCAAAGATATTCCTATGGTTGTTGTCAATCACACATACAAAGAGATTGGTATGTTCCCGAAAGATATCGTTGGTGGTGGTACAGGTTCATATTATTCAGCGGACACAATCTGGATTCTTGGTCGTCAACAAGACAAAGATGGCACAGAGATTGTCGGCTACAACTTCATCATCAATGTAGAGAAGAGTAGATATGTCAGAGAAAAATCTAAGATACCTGTTACTGTATCTTTTGACGGTGGTATCAACAAGTGGTCTGGTTTATTGGATATTGCACTCGAAGGCAATTTCGTCACTAAGCCAAGTAATGGTTGGTATGCCAAAGTAGATCAAGAGACAGGTGAAGTGCTTGAGAAAAAACGATTTGCAGATACACAGACAGAAGAATTCTGGAAAGACATTCTTGCTGATGAACGATTCAAAGAGTTTGTAAGGAAGAAATATGAAATCACTTATAGCAGCATTATGGGACAAGATACCGTTCATGAAGAAGAAGCCGAAATATCAGATTAACGAAGATTTTCAATTTCTTCCATCTGATGATGACAAGATAACAGGCATCGGCATACTAAAAGGAAAGTATGCTGGTGTCTTATATCATTATGGTAAAGCAAGAGTCATCGAAGAAGGTGATTTCGCAAGATTGACTTTTGACTACACTGTCATCCACACACCTACATTCACCGTTCATGAGTTGCAAACTGATGAAGAATTTCATACAATGATAGGTGACATATTAACTGAAATACTTTTGGAACAATCTGATGAAAAGACTCGAAACAACGATTTTGAAGAACTTGATATTCAATGAGGATTTTGCACG